CCTCAGCAACCTCACTGACCGCCTGTGTGCCTGCCTCCTGTACCGCTGTGGTCTGCTTTTGCCCCTCGGCCTTAACATCCCCCACAGCTGTGCTCTGAGCCTGCCCTATGGCTGTAAGCGCGTCTTGGGCGGTCTGTCCAAACTGCGCAGCGGTCTGCTCTACCGCCTGACGGTCTGCCGCCACTGCTTCCCTCATCTGGCTAACTACCTGCTTATCATTGGCAACTGCCTGACGATCCGCCTCTGTCTCCTCAGCGTACTGTCTTGCTGTATCCTCAGCCGCCTCAGCGCCCGTCTGTGCCTGTGCTGCGGCTGTCTCTGATAACTTGGCTGCCTGTGCTGATAACGCCGCTTCTGAGGCCGCCTGCTGTGTCTGGGAGAGCATCCCTGTTACTGTCTGCTTATCCTGCGCCACGGTGTCGGCGTTGGTCTCTACCTGCTCTGCAAGACCCTCTGTAGCTTGCAGATGCTCCGCTGTCTGGGTGGCTGCTGCCTTGGCCTCATCCGCAGCGACTACAGCCTTGCCACCAGCCTCTTCCGCACGTTTGGCAGCGTCATTGACGGCCTCAATCGCCTCGTGAAAGATCTCCCCATCTCCCGGTGCCTCAAAGGCTTCCGGCTTGGGGCGTGATTTAACCTGCATGGTAATGCGCTTGATTGTCTCACCGGATAACTTATCCGACAGGTATACCCACGCATAGATGTTATATGTCTTATCTGCCGTCCATACTGTACTGTTGCCCTCCAGCATGCTGTCCGGGATTGTGACGGTTGTTACGCCGTCCTTAGTGGTACCCACACGGGTTATGGCCTCACCACCGGTCTCCTGTAGCGCAAAGTGGATCTCGACCGCCGTCGGAAGATGCAGTCCCTCTATCCTGAGCTGCTGACCATAATCCCACTGCCATAGGCCGTAGGCATGGGCGTAATCATCGTTGTTCTGAAATACTGCTGTAATCATATTCCCTCCAACCAAAAACGGCCCCAGGAAATCCCGGGGCCTGTCTGTGTTGCGACGCCGCACAGCTTACTTATCTTCCGTGCCTACCGCTCTCTCGTCCTCCTTGCCGGTTGCAGGGCCGGTGGTTACAAAAGTAGTATCCTGTGCGCCCTTGGGTCTTCTCTTCTGGGCTGCGTCATTCTTTCTCTGTTCTGCGGTTCTCTTGTCTGCTCTCTTTCCTGTTGCGTTTGCCATAATCTTTTTCCTCACTTTCAAAATGATGTAATAGTAGTTTCTTTCCGGCTCTGACCCTGCCGGACGGGAGACCTATGGATCACCTCCTCTCAGGTCTTGGCTGGCAGTTCCGGAAGGCCTGCAATGGATGTTGCCACTGACAGGATACCTGCCAGCGCGGATGCACTGGCTACCATAGGCCAGTTGACCTCACCCATGACCGCTGCCGAGCCGATGGTGGCGACAAATGTCTGCGCCATGGTCTTGACCGCACGGATACCTGCAGCCTTGACCCACTGGATGGTATCCACGTCGGCCCTAAATACACAGTTCTTAAGCATAGCTCCTCACCTCCTCTCAATGGATAGTCTGCGACAAAATTAAAATAAGCCCGGTTGCCAGTGATCCGGCAAGCGCGCTTACTATCGCTGTGATTACTGTTTTTTTAATGTCCTTGTAGGTGTTGCCCGGTTCCCGTTCCAGGGCGTCCAGACGCTTACTCTGGTTGTCCAGTCGCTTCCCCTGCTCCTTCTGCTCCTGTAGCATCTGTTCCATGTCTTTTGCAAGGCCATGGATGGAGAGTACCAGATCCTGGATCACCTTACTCATATCCTCCAGCAGCTCAATGCGCCGGTTCTGGCGCTGATCCTCGTCACGGATGCGGGCCAGTTCCGCTTTTGTTAATTCATCCATCATCTGGCTCCTTTTCTGGTTTTGTAATCATTTTTATCATCTCCTTTCGCAATAGTCGTGAACCAGTAATTATAATATTATTTCCTCAATAAAACTGGGGGATGTATCTATAGCTAATGGTTTTTCATTTTCTATAAATAGAAATGTAACATTTACACCGCAAATCTCGTTTCCATACGCTGCCAATGGTTGGAGAGGTTCTATTACTCGTATTTATATAGCTTAATTTATTCCAATCTAATGCGGGTAATATATGTCCCCTTGGCAATATAACCAATACTGATATAATATTTATTGGCTTCAAAAGTAGTGAGTTGTGAAATGTCAAGTTGAAAATTTCCAATAGAGGCTCCATATCCTCCATCCCACTTAACTTTTGCAATCTCCTCATCACTATTATACGTCTTATATCGACAAAGACTGATCCATGACGGAGGGATGCCATTATCAGGATCATTTTTCCAATATCTAAGAAATTGTCCTTCAAAAATCAACTTACTATAACTTCGTACATCAATCGTGTTTGGGAAAACAATAGCTCTATGGTTCCATGTTGAGTAGTCGCCTTTCATAAGTAGTCTGGTATTCTCTTGCGCAAACAAGTTGATTTGCAATCCCCCAACATTTACACCGTTATAATATAGATCCTGAGGCGTTGGTACCCACCCCTCAAAACTTCCGATAATACCCATTATCGATTCGCCTTTTTTGATCTTCACCGCTGTAATCCCCGCCATGTTGCGGATATCCGCCCATGACAGGAACGCATTGGCGTTCTCGTTATAGTATCCCTGTGGTATTTTAACCCACATCCGCTGATTGTCTGCATCATTGCCTTTGCTGTTGCCCCAGCCGTTGTAATCGCCACGGTCGGGCATGGTGCCAGTATATTCCTTGCCATCGTTGTTTGTAAACGTCTTACCTGCCAGAACATCCGACGGCACCGCATTGCCGCTTCCCAGGACAATCTTTCCGATATTGGCCGCCATCTCCCCGAATGTTGCGGTTGCCGCTGTAGGTACCCGTTTCGCAGTGATGGCTGCGGCAACCTGTGCTTTTCCATCACTGACAGATTTTTTTAGGTCTACCATATCCTCTGACAGACCGTTTACTGCCTCGTTGGTGGCGTTAATATGTTCAGCTGTGAACAGGTCGCCTTCCTGACTATAGACCGTCACATCCTGAATCTCAGTATTTCCCGTACCATCCTGGGACAGCTTATACTTCCTGTTTCCCTCAAAAATATCATCCTTGAAATCTGTTTTTAATGCCATGTCTTACCTCCTGTTTCCCAACATCTTCCGCCCCAGATGAAAGCTTAACCGCCTCTGCCCCGATATCATACTGTCATACATATCTCCCAGATCCTTTAATATCTGCTCAATATCATTGGCCTGGTAGATGTTATCATATGTGATCTTTACCGGAGTTGGCGGGGTGCTGGACTTTACAAAATATGCCGTTCTCACCTTTTTGATATTTTCGAGCAGTCGGGCCATTTCCGTATCTGTACGGTAGTCCTCCATCTTCCATTCCTTGGTTTTTATATCTACGCCAAACCGCTGTGCCAGAAGAGCACAGGCCTGCTCTACCCGGTTAAGACAGATATAATCTGCATAGACCTTATCCAGATCTGCTGCAAGGTCTGCACTGGTCCGGTCTGTAATCAGTGTATCCAGCACTGTACTCATCCCACTGTCACCTCCGCTGTGATTTTTCTCCGTGAAAATTTCATATCCAGTTTCCGGATCATTCCCTCCATTGTGCCTTTAAATCCTGTTGTTACCCGAACACGATTTCCAAGTTCCTGATCGTTGATAACTGCCCGGAAGCTGACACTCTCATTATTGCTGTAGTAATCATACACCCTGTTTAATACCGCCTGCGCATTTTCCATGGTGACAAGGGTTGCTTCTTTTACCTCGGCAATATTTTTATTCTGGGTAATCTTAGGGTTCTCTTTTAAAAGAGTGATCGTATTGTGGTTATATCTAAGCCCCGTCAAGACAACCTCTCCGCCGCCATTGGAAGTGATATACGCATAGTTGGCCCCATGCTTTTCTATAGTACCGCCTATGATCGACAGACTATGATACGGTTCGGAAAACTCCAGCTTAGTTTCTCCTGTTAAGCTTCCCTTATACAGCTCTGCTGACTCCTGGCTCGGTATATAGCTGTGTGCATACAGCCGGATTCCCGTCACCATTTCACTGTGGTCCACAGTAAGGCCAAGAAAGATATCACGTCCAGTAAATTCTGTCGTCACCTCTGTCTGCTCCGGGTATACATACAGCTGGCGGTCATAGCTTGTATCTACCAGAGCACCAATCGCAAACGCAAGCTGCTGCAGGGCGCTGCGTTTACTGGTAACGGGTAAATATCCGCTTATTCTGGTCTCCTTATAGGCATCATCTAAAAAATATGCAATGCCTTCACCTTCCATAATATTGTCCAAAATCTCAGACACCAACATATTTTCATAGATTCCACCCATAAACGGATTGTTATCCAAAATCCCGACAGCATCCTGTGTCTCCACTAAGTACCGTTTTTCCCCGATCTGTTTTCCGTCCTTAAGGTAATAAATCCCCAGAATCGCCTCGTCAAAATACAGGGTCTGTTTCTGCTTTTTCTGGAACTCAAACGCATACTCTGTTTTACTTCGGATCGTGTAATCCATCGTATTTATGCTGACCTCTTCAGAGATTGAATTGAGTTCCATCAGGCAGTTAATGTCCTCTATTTCATCATCCTTAAATACCCGGATCAGCCCCCATATAATATGAGTCAAAAACACATTACGATATGGCTTGCTGGTTTCCAAAAACGTAATGACTACTTTATTGTAATAATCCACTACTCCGTAACAGAAATAATTATAACTGTCCGGCTCGTAATCCTGATCCTTTAACAGTTCCTCATCACGATACCATTTTATATTGATCCGGCTGCACCGGTCTTCTGTATAATCGTTGAATCTCAGCGTAACCCCAACGCTGGAATAATTCTGGCTGAAAGAAAATGTGATTGCAGGCGGTACTGCAAATGCACCATCAGGGCCGGATATACTGTCGCTTACATACCCCATCTCTTCCAGCTGATCCGGAGCGTTGGAATAACCTCCGTCCATCTTTGCATAACGCGGCAGGCACAGTGCATAATCCGGAAACTCAACCCCTTCTTTCAAATCCTGCAAATTTACATAATAATCCTTGTCCGGTGTCTCTGCTGTATTATTCTCTGCTGCTCCCAGAGCGATATCGTCATAAACGATTTTCAAGCCGCCTGCATCCGTCATCCTCTGGTTTTTAATAACAGCTAGCCATAGATAACGATAGGGCCTACTGCTTTTAAGGAATGTAATTGCGATCTGATTGAACAGCGGCACTTTGGCTCGACAGAAATACTCTGTCCCGTCCGGCTCAAAATTCTGCTCATGCACCAGCTCCCCGTCCTTATTCCATCGGATCTGAATACTGGATGCATAGTCGCCACTTAATCGGTTAAAAACCAGATATATACCATTACTTGTCTTTAGACGGTCAAATGTCACCGTGATTACCGGAGGATTTTCAAACCTTCCATCTTGGCCGCTAAGGGCTGTACTGATGTAACCATACAGCCCCTTTTCTATCTGGTCTGGGGCATTAGGATAGTTGCTGTCCATTTTTGCATACCTCGGAAGGCACAGAGCATAAGGTGGGAGCTGCTGCTCCATATTTGCAAGATCCTCGACTGACGCATATGGCTGCTGTCCATTGCTCTCCACCCTGATATCCCATTTCATTTCCTATCGCCTCCTCTGCGGTTCCATTGCCGTGAAATTCAATGACAGGCCATCCATGCCCCACAGGTTCTTCCCGTTCCGGATACGGAGCTTGTCCTTGCCCTGGGTGACGTAAGCACGAAAGGTTAATGTCTCCTGTCCATATGGGAACGTCATTTCATGGCTGTCCCTATTAGGATCTGAAACAGCGTCATAAAATGCATCGTAGGAGGCTGTATCCCCATCTTTTGGGTATACCTTCATAGCATAATTATAAAACGTGCCAATTACATCACGCTCCATAGTGTAGTCCATGGTACGCCCTGACTGGTCTGTGTCTGTCACTGCAAAACTCCGTTCCAGAGAATCAGACTCCACTTCCACGTTATACGCTCTGCCATCCATTAAAAATACACTGTCCGCCATCAGGTTCCTCCTATCACTACCAGGCTTACGCCTCTACGCGCCGCCTCACGGTCAAGCTCTGGCTTTAATGCTCTTGCCAGTGCCGCCATACTTCCGGTCAGATTTAATACGATCTGGATTGGCTGGCTGCGGTCTCCCTGTTGCTGGCTAAGCAAAGTATCGAGCCTTGCAATCAGATTAGACAATAATTCTTCCTCCGCATAAGATCGGCTCCGCATAGACGCGGCCATATCTCCAGCCCGTGGCGGAACAATACTCCCTCTTGCCATCTTAGGAAGATATGCTGCCGCATTTGGGATATCAATCCCTATAGGAAGACGGATCTGTACGCCGTCAAATACATCCATAACACCATCCAGCCAGTCCTGCACAATACTACGGGACGATCTTGCCATATCAGCAATACCATTGTTGAATCCACGGACCACATACTCTGCAATGTTGTAAAACTCTCTTGAGGGAGAATTGATGTCAAACTCTTCCTCAGCTTCTTCCATTGCCTCAGCCGCCCACTTCCGGATCGCATCCTTTGCCATATATGCAAAATCGCTGATACCATTTGCAAAGCCCTCGTTGATCCGCTTTGCCATGTCGTAGAATGCTGCATACATTCCGCCAGTTCCCTGAGGATCACTGTCTCCCCAGAACCATTCCCTGACATTTCTGGCCCACGTTTCTACAGGCCCCTGAGTTTCGGAATGGCTACCTTCTATTTTGGCTTTAAATGCCTGGATAATAAGGTCTGCGAATTTCGTCCAGGAAAGCTCATTTACTCCCTGGTTTTCGTCAACACCCACGAACCACTTCCTTACGTTTTCGGCCCATGTTTCCATTACCGTCTGGGACTGGGTATAATTCTTCCTTACAGTATTGTTAAATCCTGACATAATGCTATTGGCCCACTTCTTGGATTCTACGGAATCCCCTGTTCCGATTCCAAACTTTTCTGAGAACCAGTTTGCCACGCCAGAAGCCCATGACTGTACCACATTCTGGGAAGCAGTCTGTTCGCTCGTCACGCCCTGGTTAAATCCCTGCACTGTGTAGGAGCCAATCCCTGCCAGAACAGTAGACGGGCTATGGATTCCGAGAAAGCTCTTCAAGCCGTTCACAAATGGATCCGTAATGTTTGCCTTAATAAATGCTCCGGGATTTGAGAAAAACTCTTTAATACCGTTACAGAATCCATCCCAGAGATACTGACCCATTTCTGCCATCACAGTAGAAGGGCTGTGGATTCCGAATGCATCCTTAAATGCATCCATGAATGGAGTGAAAATATTAGCCTTTATCCATGTACCGATAGATTTCATTCCATCCACAATTCCCATAAGGATACCATCTACCACATTTCCTCCACATTCCTTTATTTTTTCCTGGAAGTAATTTTTAGCCTCTTCTACACCATCAGAAAGCAATCCGCCCAGGAAAGCAGCAAATCCACCCAGTGCAGCCCCAATAACCGCAAAAAAACGGTTAGCCACTGTTGTCCAGTCAATATGTTCTATTGCGGTTGCAATGCCATCACCAAAAGCCCACCAATCTGTTTGAATAATTACAGTAAGGAGCGCATCCAAAATTCCAATTACTATATCGCTGATGGCTGTACCAGATCCGGCCCAATCAAATGTCTGGAAAAACGTACTTAGGCTCAAGGCGATTGAATTACCGAATCCTGTCCAGTCAAACGTCTGAGCAAAATTTCCGGCAACAGAAAATAATCCGCCCAATCCTGTGGCAAATAGCAGCCCAAGCATTCCCCAGTCAATTTGTGATATGGTTCCGTTAAGTCCATTTCCAATAGCCTGTCCGATCAAAGGCCAGTCAGCGGTATCCACAAAACCATACAGACCTGAAATTTTTGCTTGGAAAAATGCTCCCAGAGTGGCTCCGAATAAATTCCAGTCAATCGTAGCGACCATACCATTAAGCCCCGTTGCTAGAGCTGATCCCAGCATAAGCCAGTCAATCTGAGTAAGAAGCAGATATAAGGTATTTACTAACGTATTGATACCTGTACCCATCATGATACCGATCGAATACCAATCAATATTTGCGACCAGGCTGTTAAACAGCGTAGTAAATGCGGTCACAAATGCTGTGATCTTAGCGCCTACATTGTCCCAGCTTATATAGTCCGTAAACTTCTGGACTGAATCATTGATCTTCTGGCCGATCAGCTGTCCAATACCTTCCCAGTCTCCGGCCTGCCACAGTTCTTTCAGCTTATTTGCAAAATCACTGATTCCCTGATCGATTGCTACAGTTTCAAACATCTGTGAGGGATCTATACCTCCACTTGATCCACCAGAGGAGTCATCCGCCCCTTCTCTTTGGATCTGTACCAGATCATCAAATGGGGCCAGTGCCTTTTTCGCATCCTTTCCTGCCTGCTTTGCTGCGCCTCCAGTCTTTTTCAGGCTGGCTGCATAATCCTGATTTACTTTTTTAGCTCGGACAAACGTACCTTTCCCGCCTAAAGCGGAGAAAAATTGATTTACATATCCTACCGCTGTAGCCAGGGCATTGATAAGCACTGTAATTGCTGGCACTACAAAAGACAAAATCGGTGCAAAAGCAGCCGCAAAACTGTTTTTGGCGTATGTCATACTTGATGTCAATTCTGACATGGCTTGATTGGCGTCTCCTGAATACTGTACTAGATTTTGCATTCCCTCTTTTACGCCCTGAACAACCGCGCGCATTGCCATGCGAATGAGCATCAGCTTGAACATATTAGATAATTTTAAAATACTCTTTGCTGCCTTATCAGCAGGCTTGGACAGTCCTTTTAAACTTGTTACAGCCGATTTTGCTTTTCCTGCAAGTCCTTTTCCAAGTGCTTTTCCGAAGCCTGATATGACTCCTGACGCTTTGGAAAAACCACTCTTTACAATCCCCGGTATCTTGGAAATTTCTAACGATAATGCTTTTGGAATAAGAGCAAACGCTCCTGGCATATTTTTAAAGGCCCCGATTACAGAATCCTTAAAACCCACATACCTCTGCACCGTATTCTCTGCCTGATCGGCTCCACTTGATATTGCCTGCCCTGCCTCTGCTGCATCCCGCTCCAGATCGTTCAATGCAAATCCCGCCTGCTGACCGTACATGTTAATTGCATCCGACCAACTGCGTATATCTTCTGCTGCTTTTCCAAACACTGCTGACATTGCTTCTGGATTATATCCCATATCGGATGCCGCTACTGGAACAGATACTGGGGCTGCGGTTGCCACATCAGCAGCAGAGTCCTGCATTGTATGCACGCTGATTGCATCCATCTGTTCTTGCAAGCTTTTTACTCTTTCTGTTGACCGATCTGCGGAACTGCCAATAGACTCAATTTCTTCTGATGCTTTCTCTGCTCCTTCGGCCACTTTCTGCATGGCCTGCTCTGTGGTTCCAAAACGGGTCATAATATTAGAAGATAATTGATCTACTGCTTTTGTCAGCCTGTCCATCGCTTTACTTAATACTGAAATACCATCCTTGAACCCCTCTGTATTGACCGCAGTGTCAAATCTCAGGCTTCCATCTGCTGCCATACTCTCACCTCATTTCCGGGCATAAAATAAGACACCTTCCGGTGCCTAACCCAATAGCTTATTCCAATAATCAATCTCTTTCTGTTCTTCTTCCGTATACCGGGTCTTCAGATCACACAGCTTTTTATTATTTCTGTAAAATTCCTCTTCCCATTTTTCCAGCCGTTTTCCCTTGGCCTTTTTCTGACGGATTCCCAGAACCGTAGAGAATATTCCTTCCTCAATCTCCATGAAATACCCGGCAAACGTCCACCAGTGAAGATAAGGGACAGCTCGTGTTTCTATTCCCGCTACTTTATTGACCGCAGGGAACAGGATCGCCTCATCCTGCTCCCAGTCCATCATCTTTTTAGCGGGTCTTTTATCATCATCTTCCCTGCCGCAGTCCACAAACCATTTCGCCTGTAAGATAGCTTCCCCTATATGTTCCTGAGGGATCTGGCCATATCCCTTCCTGTACAGCCTTCTTAGAAGTATTTCAAGCTTTTGGGCGGCTGTCAGATCTGGATCTGTACAGGCAGACAGAAAAATCAGGATATTACGGTAATCTGTTTCAATCGGATATGTAACTCCGCCCACTTCAAGGCTGTCCGGTAAGAACTTCATCGGCTTCCACGTCCTTTAAATACTGGCTCATCTTCTCTCGGTTCTTTTCGTTATAGGCTTTTACAGCCGGCTGCATCAGTTCCAGCAATCCATTTAAAACCTCTTCAAAAAGATAATTCTGACCGATAATGCATAACGGGGACTGGCCTGCAAAAATCGTGTCATACACATCTGCATTGAAAATGCCATTAAAGGCCTTACGCATGGCAGCCGTAAATTCAGCCACATATGCCCCGTTCTTTTCCAAATCCGTTTTAGGGCTTCCGTCCGGATTCAGCTCAATCCCTTCCGGGATCTGGTAAGCGCCAAATTCACTCTGGACGCTCAGAACACGGTTGATAATCTCCGGATCAGCCGGGTTAAACCGGATCACCCGGTTCGGATCATCGTTAACCATAAAACTCTCATAACCATCATTAAAATTAAGACTTCTCATTCGGATTCCTCTTCATCCTTTCCCATCTTCTGTAAATGTCTTTGTAGTCAATGCGAACAGCCCCTTGATCCGGTTGCCCGTGTGATGTACATTAAACGGGATCTGGTATCCGGTTGTATCACCGCCATAGCTGGAAACCTCAATAATGGCATCTTCTTTATATGCCACATAGGAGCCAGTCTTTGACTCATCCTCGTCCCAAAGATGCACTTCCACCACGGAAGTCTTCAGGTCATCCAAAGTCTGGCGCTCATCAATGATTGCCTGCAACCGTTCAAACAGAGGATCGCCAATCTCTGCATAATACGGTTCAGCGGATGCCTGAGGCTGATAGCTGTCCAGATTTACAGAGGTTTCACCTAAAATATTGTTTTTAGTTTCCACATTGGCGTTCATTTCCACATTGAACTCTTCCAGATCCTTGCCTAAGCGGACATATTTTGCCGTCTCTGATCCCGCTCCCGGAGCTGCCGAATCAATATAGTGCGCCATGAATTTACGTTTGATTTTCCCTGTTACTGTTCCTGGCATTTAAAATTCCTCTCTTTCTATTTTGTACTGGGCGTAGATCTGTAGCTGATACATTACGCCACTGTCAACGGTATCCCCCATCAGCCCCATGCTCATTGCATTGGCTGTGGTTGCCTTTAAAAAAGTTCCCTTTAGTTCCTGTTCTCCGGCCTGAAATGTAAGCTCATCCCCGGAAGGTAGCCTCTCCAGCCAGAGTGACAGCTCCAGCAGGAAGTTACTGTTTGCCAGCCGGTTATAATCTGTAAAGGACTGACCGACTGCATACATAACAAAATTATGCTGCCGGATCTGGTTTCCCAGCACATCCTCCTTTACCAGACTGTCCCCGTTGCTGGTCAGGCCATAATTGACCGGATCAGGCTCCGTAAAATCAATGTGAATCTCATCCCCGGCCAGAAACTCGGATATCTTGGGATACTTCGTCAATGTCTGCCGCATATAGTCTATGATGGTCATGAACTTCCCCTCCTGTCTGCCAGAGCCTGCGCCGCCTGGAGGATATCATCCTTGTGGTCTGCCTTCATCCTCTCAAACCACTTCTTTCCCCGCATGGGAGCCCCTGCATAGGTAAGCGCCTTCCCGGTCGGAACTTTAATCTCATTCTTTTTCGCCCACGCGCTTCCTGTAGTAGGTGACACATACAGAACCCCCTCATAGAGGTAATGAGCATAAGGCCCAGGAATGTCGATCTGCCCGGATCCGACCACAGTCGCCATAACCATCATGTGTTCCAACTCTCCCGCCTGTCTGCGTGGCATATATGGGGACATGTACCTCATGCACTCACTGTCTACCAGCTTTTGTACTGGCCCATTTTTCTGCAAACCGCGATCCCTCAGAAGGACCTCTGTGGACTTCATTTCAAATTTAACCTCTATACCTGCCTCCTTACTTACAAGACAGCTCATAATGCCATACTGATTCACTGCCATACAGCCTTTCATCTACTGTGGTAATGGTCACATAATCATGAGCTGTTTTTAGGTCTGCCAATGACTTCGACAAGGCCTCCTGCGTGCTTCTGTCGATTTTATCTGTGATAATCCCTTTGACAACCAGATCCTTTCCTCTGGTGATATGCAACGGACGATTCAGACTCTCATACGGGATTACCAACAAGACAGAAGCCGCATCCTTCTGCCCTGTCTTCAGAAATGTGGACTGCTGCACATCCTCCCAGTACACTCCCCAAACGGGAACGCGAGTATACTGTACATTCCTGCCCTCTTTGCTGTACAGATACAATGTCACATCTGTGTTGGTATACATCTCACACCCCCGGATAACACAGGCCAGTATTTTCAAGCCATTTCATCACGATGGTTCCCTGCTCCCTGGCATATGCAGAATCACTCTCTTCAGAAGAGACAAAACTAACGGAATAGGTTCCAATCTTCTCGGACGTTTTCCCACCAGAATCCCTCTTCTGCTTTTCTCTGGAAAACTCAGCCTCTGCCAGCTCACAGCAGCACAGGCGCACCGCCTCCGGAATCTTCGCCGTCTGCTTTAAACGTCCGAACGTATAACTGTCAATCACCTGGCTGGCCTGACGGGAATAGAAGTCAAAGCCGGCGCTGATGACCGGCTTACGGCCTAACAAATATCGGTCTGTATAGAATCCTTCATCTGCATAACTCATCAGCGCCCAGCTCCTTTCTACGCATTCGGGATCAGGGTAACTGCTTTAGGTACTGCGGACTTGTCCACAGACACTGTTTCTGTCACAGTGCCATACCCGCTCTTCCTGATCTTTGCCGGATAGGTACCCGGACGCAGATGGAACTCTGCCACGCCGGAAGCATTGGTTTTCAGTCTGGAACCATTGACGTCTACAATGGCACCTTCAACCGCTTTCGGCTCACTGTCGTTGTCCTTGACTGTAAATGTAACCTTCTGGGTGGTCATTGCCGTCGCTGGCTCCAGATAAGCAAACGGACAGCCCACACGATCCTCATCCATCCTGGTTGCAGGGTTCGGGAGCGCCCATCCCATACGAAATACGACACGCAGCGCCACCATGTCCTGCTGAGCCAGGTTGTAAGCGATTTCTTTTGTAGCAGGATCCTGAATAACACCCTGATCCAGGATCTTTACAGTGATATCCTGACGGATCGCGTATACAGCCTGTTTGAAATCACCAATAATCAGCTGAGCAATCGTATTGTCAAATGCACCGTTCTGCGGGAAATACATAGGCGCACCATCCAGTGCATAGTTTGTGGATCCCTGCATATCTGACTTAAAGATCGGGGTTCCATCCGTAGCCTTAATCCCTCTCAGTTTTGCCCTCATTCCCATGGAAGCCAGCGCACCCGTGGACATATAACCGTCTTCCTCTACCTTGGAAATAACACCGCCTTCTCCAAGAATCAGATTATAATAATCAGGGCTGCCGCTAGGCGCTACGTTATTACCTGCCTGACGTGCCAGAGTAACAATATCGTTCTGCCACTCTGCCGGACGGTTCACACCAAAGATAATGGCACTGTCCACCTTCTGGCCGATCGCCTCATTCACCCTCGGAGTGATCTCTCCGAAAATGTCAAACTCTGCATCATCCAGTACCGCCTCCGGAATCGGAATGATGACTGCCAGCTCTGCCGCATTGATATACACATTATCCCATGCCTGCTTGCTGGTCTGCTTCATACCGGTATCACCGTTTACCCAGTAAGCAGTTGGCAGGAAATCCAGTACGCGGATACGGGTCTGGTTGCTTGTCATATTCGGCAGCTTGCGCGCCAAAGACATAAATACTGACTGTTTGGGCGCGTCCTGAAAAATAGTGGATACCACCTGCTCACGGATAATGGCCTCTGCATCGGCCCTGCTTGTAATATGTACTGCCATATTGTTTACCTCCTTATTCTCTTCCTAAAATGTTTCTTAATGCTGCATTGGCTCTGGCTTTTGTGTCCTCCGTCGCTGCACCGCCCGGGCCAGGCGTAGAAGACACCACTCTGGGAATGCTGACGTCCTGAAACAGATATGCATTGTCCTTCTTCACCGCATCCAGGGCGGCCTTGATGTCTGCTTCCTGGTTCTTGCTGCCTTTCAGCTTTTCAACGTCCAGGAATGGCATGACGGCTTTCAGATTCCTTGGCTTATAGCCTTCTGCGGTTGCCTTTAACAGGTCATTGAAATCCCTGTCGGCAATCTGCTTCTGAAGCTCTGTCTCCTTATTCGCCAGATCAGCAGTCAACTGGGTAATCTTGCCCTGAAGTTCCTGGACATTTACGCCCTCAAAACTTTTCAGCGTAGTCTGCGCCGCTGTAAGCTGGGTCTTGTAGTTATCCCAATCCTGCTTAATCCCATTAAGTTCCTTGCCATACTCGGCCATCACATAATCGATCTGCTCCTGTGTCAGACCTTTTGCCTGTAAATCTTCTGTTTTCATTTCAAGTATCCTTTCTTTTCATAAATTCGCCGTTAGGTTATTTGTAGGTGTGTAACCATCCACCAAACGAATGACTGTTTTAGGTCTCATCGTCTGACCATAAAAGCATAAAAATAACACCCAGGCCCCCGCCTGCGTGTCTATGACTAATTTTATGACTTGCTATGGCTAAAGCTCTATGCCTTCCATTACTGCCCGTGCTTCCAGAACCGCAATATAATCCGTCATAGCTTTTACCTGCATACTGTAAATGCTTCTGGGGCAGGTCGGTTTAAAGTCCAGCATACCCTGATCCCATTTATCCAGCATAGCTTTCAGCTTGTGGTATCGGATCGCAACCTGACAATACTCAGCCCTAAAGCGTTCCTTATAATCTGGGCTGCTCATCATCTCAGCTGTATCATCTAATCTCATTTCTCTCTTACACTCACTCATCTCTCGATCTCCTTTCCGCATTTCACACACCGCCTCACATACCCGCCATAAGGGCCATGGCGGCGGCACCAGTGCTTTCTATATCGGTGTTCACATTCAGGCTTTGCCCGACAAAAGAACCGTTTCAGCCAGCTTAGAAATCTATTCATCATGCGCTCCTTCCTGTTGCGACGTCGCAACGCCCATTACATGGGGTAACAGATATTTTCCCACTTCTTATAAGCATCAAAGTACAGCTCTTTCTTATCGCCGTTATACGTCAGCTCATAATACATACCATCAGACACTGGTGTACTGAGCAGGGCCTTATGATTCTGGAGGCTCTTGCTGTACCAGACTACAAACACATCATTCACCGTCATAACCGGAGCTGTGTCTGTCTTATCCTTCTTCTGGTTGTAATACTCTGCTACCTTGGCTTTGCAGATGTTTAAAAATTCCTGACTTCCCATCGTAATTCCTCCTTAATTTTGCGTACAAAAATACCACCGGCCATTACTGACTGGTGGTATCTACTGTTCCTGTTCCCAAGCCCATTTTTTTGTTTTCTCAAATGCCTCTATTACTTCTGGGGGTGCATCTTTAAGCTCTCCATTTTCAACCCTGTCTTCATAGGGTTCACATATCTTAAATAACTTTTCAATCTCTTCAGGATACCGACGAAACGCCACTGATCACACCTTCTTTCTGTTTGCTACCATATACTCAGCCTCAACTTCATCATATCGCTGTCGGTTATACATTTGTTTAGCATAATCACTAATCTCACCAACATTATACCGATCAATTCCAGCTTGGTCAATTACATTCTTCGCCTTTTGGCAAGAATATTCTATGTATTTCCCATAATTTTCTCGAATGATCTCGCCATGTTTCTTTCGGAAGTTTTCTGCCTGCCTCATGTGCCACATTTCGTGATACTCTACATCTCCCAATTTTTCCACAACTTTTTTATCGACAATCTGTGGAATATAATACACAGTGTTAGTTATTGCATCATATTTTCCATAAGCTGTTGGCAGCTCATCCGGAGAAACGATGACTATTTTCGGTTTTCGCTCTAAAGGAATTCCCCACTGTTCTAAGGCCCTTTGCGTATGCAGATTTATCGTGTGCAGTGCACGTGGTTTGATGCTTGCATTGTCCGATATATAAACTTTATCCGAATAACCATCAACCTTTTGAATGCTGATTTTCTGGTTTGGTTTTATCTCCACAAATGTGCTTTCACCTCTTGAAACTGGTCTGTATGCCTGCTGTTTCCGCTTCTGATTCTCTTCCTGCTTATCAACATACTCCTTTTTCCACTCCTTCCAGCTCATATCTGCTGGAACCTCATAGTTCTTTCCTGTCTCAGAATCCCTGGCCACTCTGGTCAATCCTTCGGTCGGAGTATCATCATAGTGCGGGACAGTCGTACAGCGGCACAATGGGTGGAAGGGAGGCATATTAACGCCAGTGACCTCTTTTCCAACCTCATACACCTTATTGTCCAGTTCTCCGCAAACATTGCAAGTCTTACTATCCAGTGTGGCAAGGATCTCATATTTCTCCACACCATCCTCTTTGTATCCGGCGTGGGTGGCCTCACTCATCAGGAAGGAACTCTCTGTATGCAGGAGCCGGTAAGCATCGAACTTTTTTGATTGCATCTTCTTGGCAAAATCCTTAGTCAGCGTGGATGGGTGTCTGCCCTGGATCAGCATCGTGGTCACTGCTTCCATCAGCTGGGCCTGAAGATGGTCCTTCTGTTTCCAGAGCCGTTCGGAAAATGCTGCACCATTGAACGGATATTCCAGAAGCTTTTCCACAACAGTTGGGCTTACCTGTGCAAACTCCGCGTGAAAACCATGATACTGATCTGCATTGTACCAGGTACGGTAGTAAGTATCCCCATAGACTTCCTGCATGGTCTTTTCCGCCTCTGCCCCATAGTCGATGGCATACAGCTGCCGGAGAATCGCGTCTACCTGTGCTTCCAGAGCCTGATAGCGGGTGATCCGGGCCTTGATAGACATATTATTGACCTGCTGATTGTAACGCCCAATATTCTGCATGGCCAGATCGATAAAGTCCCGCAGCTCTCCCAGTTCCTCTGCATCCAGCTTCTTCTGGGCGGTTGCAAAGGAAAGACCATTTTCCTCTGCATACCGGAAGTAAAAAGCATCTATGGTCTTCTGGAGTTCTCTGCGCGTCTGATTAAAGGCTTTTTCCAGACGGGTAAAGTATTTGTTAACCCGCATCTCTCCGGCCTTGTACATGGCCTCCTGGCGCTCCTGCCAGTATCCCATTAAGCTTCACCCTCCTCGTCATCCGGGCCCGGCGGGAACATATCGGATAATTCCGCCTTCTCAGCCTCCCGCTGGGCGTTTAATCTCTCAAGCTCTTCCGCTGCATTCTCGACCCATGGATGGTTTTTGATAATCGTCTCATCCGAGATGATACCCTTGGATGTAGCGCAGTCGGTAATGGCCTGGCTCTCGTTAATGGCAATGTCCCGGTTAAATGTCACATCGATCTCGCAGCCCGGATGGGCTCCGGCCCCGATCAGTTCCAGGTATTTGTCCACAAAGCCGAACAGCTGCTCCATGCCTGCCTTGAATGCATTCTCCATGCGGTTACATTTCAGATCCAGGCCAGAGTAAATGAATTTAAGAGCGATGCCGGAAGGGCTGTTACCCAGTTTGTCACTGTTTTTATCCACTCCCTGACCGAAATCGTAGATGTCCTTCCGCAGTGTGTCAAAGTCATCCTTGGCCGCTGCGATATCCACAGGCGCTGTGATTGCCTCTGCCCCGCCATCCTCGTCCAGAGAAATGGCCCGGAAATAATTCAGATCACGCATAAACTCGCCCAGATCATGGCCGCCATAGCCTTTTAAGGCGTACACAATGGAGCGCACCTCGTCCAGGAAATTGGCCACATCGGACCGTGCTTTGTCATATCCGTCGATCAATGACTTCACAAATTTAAGATCCGGCAGCTCGTAGTCATTGTTTTTAAACGGCACAAACGGGACCTTGCCCCAGTTCCCGGCCTCTTTGCCAATATGAAAATGCTCCATAAACTCGCTGTTCTCATCTGCCACCGCATCCAGATAGCGCTCTGAATCCAGGCGCAGGTCCCATCCCTCGCCCTCTGAATCAGAGATATAGTAAGCGACAGCCTCCGGAAGCCAGTATTCCACTTTTGTGACCGTCTTCTGCTCCTGCCCCTCAATGACCTGAACATTATAAAACCAGATAAAGCCATTCAGCTCTTCGTGATCGTTATCCCTCCAAAGCGGAATCCCCTGTTCTGGCGGAATGATCATGGTCTGGAATTTTCCCTGCTCGTCGATATACGGATGCAACCACGCAATCCCGCCATTGCTGGCGGATACGCCCAGACGCATCAGGCGCCTGTCCTGAAAGTTTTTCCCTAAGGCATCCTGCACCATAGACAGATACTCTTCTGATTCCTCGCAGGTCAGTGTATAAGGCTTTGAAAGCAGATAATTGGTCTTATCCTCAATCAGCAAGTGCATAAAACCATGCGCACGCTTATTATTGGGCTTGGATCTATCCAGTACCTTTTCTATCTGCCCGGTAGTCTTCTCTTCCCGGTAGCGGTACATCTTCCGGTTCATGATCTCCGGATTGTCTACACGGTAATACGCCTCCCCGTCCAGCATCCACTTCCGCTCTGAAGATCTCACAAACTCGTCCATGTACAGTCGGCATAGCTGCATATTAGTCATCCGGTTTTTATTTGGGTCAAATAATATATCCATCCAATCCACCTCACTTCAAAATCCGGATTCCCGGACGCATCTTAATTATTGTCATGCAGAAATACCTGAGGGCGTCAAGTGCGTGATCGTGCTCTTTCACCGGTTTGTCCTCTCCCTTGTCTGCTGCTTTTGCGTCCCAGATATAGGATGCAAACTCTTTGATCAGATTTTCGCAAGACTTATCTATAAAAATAGAACCCGTAAGCAGCAGCGTAGCCACCAACCGGATCCCATCTAAAACATCATTTTTCGCTTTTTTAACTTTAAAGCCGTCCTTTTCCAACTGGGCCTTGAAGCTGGCGGCTGCCGGATCCAGAATTACAGCTCTGATTTCTATATTCCCCAGCCATTTTTTTAAGTCTGCTGAAAACTCTGCATCTGTCTTTTGCCTCCCTTTATCTATTCCAGAATAATAGTATTCACGGCGGCAGTACCATTTCTTATCAGCTCCCTGCTGCCAGAATAGGAAGGCCGTCGGATTCTGGGTACCATAGTCACAGCTGACATACTTATCGCCGGTCCAGAAGTCATGCCCCGTCTGTGCCTTATATGCGGCAGCCAAAGCCTCTGTATCAACGGTGTGCTTATCCGGATCAAACATATCGTAGATGACGCCCTCAGCCATCGCCCAGAGTCCCATGATATAGCGCTTGAAGAATACGCCGGTATATACGCTCAGGTACCTGGCCTTGATCTCTTCCGACAGGCTCAGGTTGTCGTCCATAGTGAAGTGGACATACAGCAGCTTCTTAAGATCCGGTTCCTTCCCTGTGGCCTTTGCTTCCTCACGGATCTTGGCGACCTTTTTCTTTCCCAGGTAGCCGATGGCCTTATCAATCCAGTTTACCTTAAACCAGTGATAGGGGCCGTCCGGGTTGCAGTTGAACCAGTACTTTGATCCCGTCACGGAGCAGCGACCAGTTGCCTGGTTGACGAAGCTCTCAGGCATCAGCGCCACCTCATCACAGAACAGGCCCGCCAGGGTAATGCCCTGAATCAGATCCTGACTGCGCTCATCCTTACCGCCGAAGATGTAGAAGTAATTCGTGACCTGTCCCCTGCTGATCTCCACCATGTTGTCGGCTCGATGATCCACCACACGATAACCGCGGCTTTTAAGCATCAGCTTCAGCCAAAATAAAACGTTACGCCGAAAGGAGCCGATGGTCTTTCCGCACATGGCAAAGTTCTGACCTGAGAAAGTACTCATGGCCCACATCACAAAAGACAGGGACATACAGACGGTCTTACCGGATCGGATGGCCCCATCTGCTATAATGCCGTCATAATCCTTTACAGGGCTGTCAGGCACCCACCATGTCAGGATCTGCTTCTGCTTGCGGGAAAATGGCTGAAACTTGAAGATCTGAACCTTTGTCAGGATATTGCGCTGGCCTTTCAGCTTTTCAATCTTCTGTTTTGTCTGACTGATCCGCTCCTTAATCATCATTAGGATCACCCCACAAGTCTCCGGCCTCCGTATTCAATGCCCCCAGGAATCCATCCTCTTCCACTTCCGTCTCCTGTCCTCCCAGCTTCAGCGTTGCCATATCCAGTTTCATGAGTTCGATCTCCAAACGGGCATCATCTACACCGAAGCGGTGTAATGAATCAATGGCAGCCTGCTTGCGGGCCTGCACACGGGTCAGGGCATCCTCTATGTTCTGGATCTGGCCCAGCGTTGCGTGTTTCTCATCCAGATCCGTCCACTTATCCTTTTCGGTTCCCTTTTTCTTTTTGACGGTAGTAAAGTCCGCCTGCCGCAGGTTCTCAATCCGTTTCAGCATCCGACACTCCCTGACGGTCAGCAGCTGGATTTCCTGAAAGAGAAGCTGCTCCTTGTCATTTGGCACGGCTGCGGCCAGCTGCTTTTCTTCCGGATCCAGACAATCAAAAAGGAGAGTCTCGAACTCTCCTGTGGTGACTGCGTTCTTATTGCCTTCTGGGGCAGCTCCGCCATGGTTTCCAATGGCGTTTTGATTGCCCGGTTGACCACCCTTTGCTTTCGCAACGTTGCGTTTGCGCTTATGCAACGTTGCATTGGATTTTTCATCCCAGTTATATCTGTTTTTCCAACTCCGGATTGTCCCCACTGGAACCTCCAAAGTCTTAGAAATATCAATCAGTTTCATACCTTGCAGAAACAGCTCCTTTGCCTGCTCCTGACGTTCATCTGGTGCCCTTGCCAAGCCTCACCACCTCTCATTCGTGTTTGTTTTTTGGGGTATAGAAAAAGAGATAGCCGAAGCTATCCCTTCAAATCTTCCCCTTTGAAAATTGATATATTTTAACCCCTGCATAAACTACCAAAATTAAAATCGCTAGTGTTCCACCAACAAAATACATTGTTGGATGTTGATTAAGAGTTGTATATATCTTGCTACTAAATCCTTCATGCTTTATATAATATGCCCAACAACTAAATAGCAGGATTGTAATCATCACCCAATTACACCACCAAATCAATGGGTATTTCTGCACTAAATTAGCATTCACATCTTGTGACGATTTAATATTTAATCCTGTTAACTTGGCAATAAAAAACATAAATACATATACCAAATTCATAATACAGAAACACCAAATCGTTCCCACTATCATCAGTTTAGTAACTGGTATATCTTTTGCTCCCAAAAAAATATTATCTAATGAACTAATTCCACCAAATACAATAAAAGATAAGGCCGTGAAAATGGACACAAGAGAAATAAGTTGACCATTCATATCTTTGGTGAGCTTTGCTTCAGCCTCCTCCATTTTTTTATCAACTACCCTTGAATAATCTTCATCTGTCATTTTAAATAGAGAATATTGTCGCTTTGCAAGATTCATATGATCCCATAATTTTAATACAGTACGTTTTGTCCTATCATACGGACTTTTCTGATTCCTATGAACCGGCTTCCATTCATAATCCAACGCAAACTGTTCTCCATATATGTAATTAAGAGCCTATGAAACTTTTTCTGTAAAATAACCTAAGTAAGGTCCTTCTATGATACAATAAATATCATTAGGAGGGCCTTTTACTATGGCAAAACAAAAGAAACCGGTTCACAGAGTTGAAATGACTGAAGGAAAAAGGAACATCATCCGCCAGCTTCTCGAAGAATACGATATCGAGACCGCAGAAGATATCCAGGATGCACTCAAAGATCTTCTGGGCGGCACCATTAAAGAAATGATGGAAGCTGAAATGGATGACCATCTTGGATATGAGAAATCCCAGCGTTCTGACAATGACGATTATCGTAACGGTTATAAACGCAAGCAGGTAAACAGCCGATATGGCTCTATGGAAATCGAGGTCCCACAGGATCGGAAATCGACCTTTGAACCACAGGTGGTGAAAAAGCGTCAGAAAGATATTTCTGATATTGATCAGAAGATCATCTCTATGTATGCCAAAGGAATGACCACTCGCCAGATCTCGGAAACGATTGAAGATATCTATGGTTTTGAAACATCAGAAAGTTTCATATCCGATGTGACGGATAAGATACTTCTTCAGATTGAAGACTGGCAGAACCGCCCATTGGATGAGG